AATTGCTGAAAAGAATGCCATGAAAAAGAACTTAAAGAATAAGGCGATCAAAGCTGGTGCAGCACTTAAACGTAAACAAAAGCATGAGATGACTGAGAAGGATATTGATAATCTATCAGCCTATGCAGATTTTAATGCTGATTATGATCAATCATTTGATGGTCGTGATGATCATAATGCCCTAACTGAAGAAGTATCTATTATGGATGCCTATGAGGAGGGCAAAAATGAATAAAGTTCGTGTCGCGACAAGAGAGGAAGTGATGGGTCAGAATTTCATTGATCTATCTAAAAAAGATTTTATTAAGAAGTATGGTACTCTTCGGTATGATTCTATGCAGTATATGTTCTATGCTAATGCTGATGATGAATACCCCGAATATATGATATCACCTGGAGGTCACTAAAATGGAAGAAGATATTGAGTTGGCCGCAATTGCCAACTCTCGTATGGGTGGTGAAACAGTTGAGATTGATATTAATAATCTAGATAGAGAGGAGAATAAAATGGAAGCAATCGCATTAAGAACTCACCGTGAATCAATGAAGTATGAATTGTCACAAGGTCTATGTGAAGTTACATTTACTAAGATTAATGGTGATGAACGTGTTATGACCTGTACTACAGACCTTGGAGCGATTCCTGAAGGTAACCGTCCTAAGGGCACGGGTAAAGAGAATAAAACCAATACCGTTGTATCTGTATGGGATATCAAGGCTGAAGGTTGGAGGAGCTTTAAATCAGAGAATGTTACTAAGTTTAAAGCACTTCGTTATTCTGACGGAAAAGAAATTGAAAAACTCCTTGACTTCTGATGTAATATATAGTATAATGTATGTATAAATTAAATAATCCCTGTTAGCTCAGTTGGTAGAGCGTTTGACTGTTAATCAAGATGTCCGTGGTTCGAGCCCACGACAGGGAGCCATTTTTATTGAGGAATATATATTATGAGTAAAACGAAAGTAAGAGCTAAATGGGCATCTGATTCGATTGAACCTGAATTAGGAGCAGAGTATTCACAAGCAGAGTTGATTGGTGCATTGAATTGGTATAACACTATGTCTGATTCTAAGACTGTTGTTAAATACCTAAATAATTATCTTAAAGAGGTTAAATCTGATAAGGTATTAACATCAAGAGTATCACAACAAACTGCAGGTGCTATTGCTCGTTTGATTACTAGAGGCCTTGGTGATGATAAACTTAAAGACTGGATGGATAATTGGATAAAACGATTAGATACTAAAGTTGTTGTACCTGTCACTACTACTAAAGTTATAACAATTCAAGAACGTACAGCTATTAAACTTAATGAATATGTTACTGGATTAGATAACGCCTTTGAGAACTTCATTGAATCAGATTATAAAATGAAGTTCAATACAGAAAAGTATCTTGCGGATTCAGGTGTTAAGGCATCTTATATTCAGGGACTTGTCGGATGGGCATCTTCTGTTCGTAATGAGTATGTTCTATCCAAAACTGTGCCTATCATGAAAGAAGGCTACTCAACATACACTACTCCACAGAAGAACAAGGTTATTAAGTTCTTTGATGTAATGATCGATTCACTAGAGAAGTATAGAGTAGCTGTAACACCTACTCGTAAGAAGAAAATAGTACCTGCCTCTAAAGTTGTAGAGAAAGTGAAGTATGCTAAAGCCTTTCCTGAACTTAAACTTAAATCCGTAGATCCTGAGAAATTAGTTGGGGCTAAAGAGGTTTGGTTGTATAATACGGCAACTAAGATGCTGAGTTATTATACATCAGATGGAGGTATGACTGTAAAAGGTACATCATTAAAAGGATTTGATTCTACTGAGCAAAGACGATTAAGGAAACCTGCAGATCAATTAAGTGCTATTTCGAAATCACGAAAAGGGCAATGGATTAAGAAGTTCAAATCTATGGCGAAAACTGTATTAACCAATGGATCAGGTAGACTAAATGATTCTACTATTATCTTAAAGGTATATTAATAATGACTATTGAAATTGAAGCAGAACTTAAATCAAAACAGATCAATCAAAAGAGGTTCACACAACTAGTAGAGAAGCTGGTTGTTACGAATGGAGGGGATCTAATGGATGCTATTCTAATGATATGTGAAGACAATAATATTGATCCCTCTGACGCATCTAAGTATATGTCTAAACCCTTAAAGTATAAACTAGAGGCTTACGCATCTAATCTTAAATTAATTCAATCAACGGGTAATAAGTTACCGATATGAGATCATTTTCATCAGAGGAGGTATACAATTCCTTTAGGATGTATCAAGCACTAAAGTTACATTTTGACTGTGAGAATAAGTATAATGCAGTTAGATATAACTATAAAACCTCTGTTACACCTAAAGCATTCTTTAATCGTAAGGATAAGTTCAAGTATAACTATCCTATTAAGCATCATCCTAAAGCGATTAAGGAGTTCTATACCTATAACTTCTTAGAAGGTGTTAATTGGGTTGGGGATATGACATCACAGAACTATGATAAACATAATAAGGTTCATGAGTCCTTACTATATACATTCAAAGAGGATATGTTTAGATTGTCTGAAATTGATGTTAGGTTAGATGCTTGGTTACAATATGACTTTCATAAAGATGATGATACACACTATAGAAAATCTAAATATGGTAAGAAGATTACTATACCTCTTATCTTAAAGGAATCATCACCTGCACTTGAGTCTATTGTTATTTTAAATAAACTTACAGGGTTTGTTGAAAGGTCAGAAAAAGAATATGAGGACTATACTGTATATAAGTCATTAGCTCATAGAGTAAAACGATACTCAGACCTTTTACCAATTCCTGATATTACTAAATATAAAGATGTGGTTTTAAACACATTCGAGTAAACTATGAATATATTAAGAATGGATAAAGACAAGATAGAAAGAGAGAAAGAACGTATAGAGATATTGCGTGAATTCTTTAATAAATGGGGAGTTGGTATAGGTACTAAAGTTCATGTCAAGTATGATGAACATCAATTCAAGATTACAGACAAAGGTATTATACATGATATTATATCAGTAGAGCTAGCCCATATTAAGTTTCCTGAAAAGAAAGGCGGAGGTGGTACCTTTCATATGGAAAATCTTGTAATAAACACTTGACATTTATCCCAAAATAGTGTATAATACATAGTATAAGAATTGAAGTTCGTCTTATCTTCATTAAAATTTGACTACACATTGTAATATAATTTAAATACGAAAGGAGAAGTATATGTCATTTTCAGCAATGAAAAAGAACAGAAAGACCCAAATTGATGCTATGGTAAAGGCTGCAGAGTCTGTATCAGGTAATAAAAATAATGATTGGGATAAGGATGCCGATAAGTACTGGAAACCTACTGTCGATAAGTCAGGTAATGGTTATGCAGTATTTCGTTTCCTTCCAGCTGCCGAAGGTGAAGATGTTCCTTGGGTACGTTACTGGGATCATGGATTCCAAGGACCTGGTGGGATGTGGTACATTGAGCGTTCTCTTACATCTATCGGTAAGCAAGATCCTTTATCAGAGATGAATACAGTTCTATGGAACTCTGGTCTTGATTCTGATAAAGAGTTAGTTCGTACACGCAAGCGTCGCCTGCATTATGTGTCTAATATCTATATTGTATCGGATCCAGCAAATCCTGCTAATGATGGTAAGACTTTCATGTATGTGTATGGTAAGAAGATCTTTGACAAGCTCACAGAAGCAATGCAACCTGAGTTTGAAGATGAAACACCATTAAACCCATTTGATTTTTGGGGTGGTGCGGACTTTAAATTGAAGATTCGTAAAGTTGAAGGTTATCGCAACTATGATCGTTCTGAGTTCGGAGATGTATCTGAATTCTTAGGTGGTGATGATACTAAACTTGAAGGTGTTTATAATTCGTTATATTCACTTGAAGAGTTTAATGGTGAATCACAGTATAAGACTTATGATGAGTTGAAGACTAAATTGGCACGTGTATTAGGAACTACAGTTCCAAGAAATACAGCAGAGTCAGTTGAGTTGGATGAAGTTGCACCATCTACGTCAACACCTGAAGTAGCTGCTGCACCTGCCGCGGCATCAAGTAATACTGATGATACTTTATCATACTTTGCTAAGTTAGCCCAAGAGGGTTAGTTATGTATATCTAAAGTTCATCTTTAGTATTACATAGAAAGGGGTCTTAATTGACCCCTTTTTTATGCCTATCGATTCATGTATGCAGTGAACCCCATATAAGCCCCT